AAGCCTGTTAAGGTCGTGCTGAAAAGGAGGGGAGGATTATGACAGAAGCATTTGATCTTACCCCACCCGAAGCCCCCAGCCCACGCCCATACATCCCTGGGACGAAGATACAGTTTGCGTGGGACTCGACATCACTTGGGGATTTCAAGAAATGCCCGAGGTACTACCAACTCACGGAGCTCGAAGGGTGGCAATCGAAGAAGCAGAGCGTTCACCTGCGGTTTGGGTTGGAGGTTAACGACGCCCTTCATGATTACGCCAAGGGACGAGCGACTGGGTTAGATCATGAGGACGCCCTACACGACGCGATGCAGGAACTCATCTTGCGTTGCGCCGATTACCCTGAGTTTGACCCGGATGATAGGCCATCCGAACGGGCGAAGGCGAAAGACAACCTGTACCGGGTGGTCGTGGATTACCTGGACCATTACAACCCCGACCCAGCCGAGACGGTGATCCTCGAGAACGGAAAAGTCGCGACTGAGGTATCGTTCAGGTTCGAGCTCGACTACGGCCCGAACCCCGACCAGCCCTACCTGCTCTGCGGACACCTGGACAAGATAGTCCGGTTCGCCGGGGATTTGTATGTGATGGATCATAAGACGACCTACTCAACCCCAGGGCCGTTCTATTTCCAGCAGTACGAACCAAACAACCAAATGACCCTCTACACCCTCGCGTCACAGATCGTAATGCACTCCCCGATCAGGGGGGTGATTATCGACGTGATCCAATCCCCGATCGCTGACCCGCCTAAGTTCGTCCGGGGGTTTACATATCGGACGCCAGACCAGATCGAGGAGTGGTTGATCGACCTGCGAAAGCATCTCGAAGCGGCCGAGCGATGTGCGGAGGAAGGGTATTGGCCGATGAACGACACGGCTTGTGATAAGTTTGGGGGATGTAGGTTTAGGGACGTATGCGCAAAGAGCCCGCAGGTCCGGGACCGGTTCTTGTCAAGCAACTTTGAACAACGAGAGCGGTGGAATCCGCTGAAAGTGAGGTAACCATGGACGAACTAAACATAGACGAGTTCATCAGATTGATGAACGATGTCGGGTTTCCTGTGATCACATTCGATGAAAAAGGACGACCAATCCTATGCCCTCCCTCGCCACCCACCAATCCAACGAATACACCAAACTCCTCGCCATCGGAGACTCCAAGTCCGGGAAAACCGGCTCCCTAGTTTCCCTGGTCAAGGCCGGGTATAAGCTGAGGATATTGGACTTTGATAACGGGCTCGATGTCCTAAAGCAGTTCGTGCTGCGAGACTGCCCACAGAACCTTGGGAACATCGAGTACCGGACCCTTCGGGATAACTACAAGGCAACGGAGGAAGGGCCGGTTATCGAGGGGAAAGCGACCGCGTTTATCAATGCCCTCAAAATGCTCGATCGCTGGGTGTATGATGACATCGACTACGGTGATCCGGCGGAGTGGGGGCCGGACGTGATCTTAGTGATCGATTCCTTCACTTTCATGTCCGACGCGGCCTTCGCGTTCAGGGAACCTCTGACCCCGAAGGGGAAGATGGGGACTTATGACAAGCGGGCGGTCTATGGAGACTCCCAGAACCAGCTTGAAAAGGTCCTCGCGGCACTGACCTCGGGGAATTTCAAGACCAACGTCATCGTCATCTCACATGTCCGGTACGTCGATAACCCCGACGGGATGAAGAAAGGTTACCCGTCGTCAGTCGGGGCGGCCCTGTCCCCGACAATCCCGGCGTACTTTAACAATGTGGTTCGGTACGCAAACATAGGAGGTAGACGGCAGATAGAAACAATCTCTTCACCAATGTTCGACCTCGCCACGGCCAAGCCGTTCGAGATGCCGAACAAACTCCCGATCGAGACGGGGTTAGCCGACATCTTCACAACCCTTCGCGCCAAACCCGCCCTCCCCAAACTAACAGTCCCAAGCAAACTCAGAAGGATATGACATGGATGACCGACCCCCTGATATAGTCGACAAAACCATCGCATTAACCGCCTTTGCACAGATCTACAACAACCTTGGAGGATCCAAAAGCCGACTGAAATCAATCCGAAAACTCGAAACCCTGATCGAAGACCTGATCTACGCCATATATGACTACGAAGGACCAAAAGCATGAGTGAACAAACATTCGCCGACATCCTCAACCAACCGTTCATGGGCTACGAGCCCGTAAAACCCCTCCCAACCGGAACCTACCATTGCGTGGTGGAAGGGGTTCCGGAGAAGAAAACCTCCTCAAACGGAAACGACTACCTCCGCGTCAACCTCCGACCGCTCTCAGCGGGGGAAGACGTGGACAAGGACGCACTCGAAGGCATGGGCGGGCTCGAAGGGAGACTGATCTTCCATGACCTGTACGTCATGAGCGAGTTCGGCCGAGCCCGCTTGTCCAAGTTCCTCGCCGATTGTGGGTTTGATGAGGGCGAGGGGACAAAGGCGCAGTTGGTGGACGCCTGTAACGGGTGTCAACTCCTCGTTAATCTCCGGCACAGGCCGTCGATGGATGGCAAGGGTATCCGGACGGTAGTCGACGACACCGCAAAGATCGGCTGATGCCAAGTATCGCCATCATTGGCGAAGCGTGGGGCGAGCACGAAGAACGTGCTCGTACCCCGTTTGTTGGACCATCCGGGATCGAGCTACTCCGAATGCTCCACGAGGCGAAAATCATCGAGCTAACCCCCGATGACCGACGGTACCTAAAGAGGTACTATGAGACATCTAATCCGAGCTTTATTGCGAGTGTTTGGGATTTACACCCTGACGTTTTCCGTTCTAATGTTTTCAACCTCCGTCCTCCACCAAAACCTGGCCTTCCTAACAACAGCATTGAAGCTATATGCGGCGGGAAGTCTACTGCTATTGGTGGGTATCCTGCTCTAACGAAGGGGAAATACGTCGATGAACGATACGTGCCGGAGATCGAACGCCTCGGTGACGAGTTATTTCGACACAATCCGAACCTTATCCTGTGCCTCGGAAATACGGCTATGTGGGCCTTGCTTGGCCAGACTGCTATTTCAAGATATCGTGGAACTACCGCCATCTCTACTCATTGCGCTACGGGATTTAAGGTGCTGCCCACATACCACCCAGCCGCCGTCCTTAGGCAATGGGACCTCAGGCCGATTGTTGTCCTCGATCTAGCGAAGGCCCGCCGTGAGTCTCACACCCCGTCTATCACCCGCCCCGCCCGCACGATCCATATCCCCGAAACCCTCGAAGATTGTTTGGAGTGGTGGAAGGAAGCGAAGGAATATTCAAGAATTGCTGTGGATATTGAGACTTACGGACAGCAGATTACATGCATTGGCTTCGCTGCCGGACCGAGTAATTGCCTCGTTATTCCAATCCATGACGGAGGACGAGTCGGAGGAAGTTACTGGGCTACTCAAGAGGTTGAGGTCAAGGTATGGGGTTTTATACGCGAGGTTCTCGGGTCTTCAATCCCGAAGGTCTTCCAGAATGGGATGTATGATATCTCGTTCCTCTGGAGGGCCTACGGGATCAAGACGATGAGGGCGGAGGAGGATACCATGCTGCTGCATCACGCGTTACAACCCGAGAGCCTCAAGGGGCTAGGGTTTTTAGGGAGTGTTTACACGGATGAAGGGTCGTGGAAACACCTGCGGCGTGGGAAGGATACGATAAAGGAGGACGACTGACATGAACGATCTTGTGATAAAAAACCAGCTAGACAGAGCCCGCACCATTCTGACCAATCCGCAATCCTTCGAGCAAGTCAAGGGTATTGCTGACATGGCCAGTGGTCTTCATAAAGCACTCAAGAATGTAAGGAACAAAGAGGCAGCATATTACGATGCTTTTGAAATTATGGTACTTAGCTACATAACTATCGGGAAGGAATTGGCGGGGATGGAGAAGGCCCACGGAGCACGACCACCTGACGGGGTTCCCGAGGGGAACCCCGTTGCAACCCTCTCCGACCTCAACATCTCCAAGAAGCAATCCTTTGAATGGCAGACGATGGCTCTCGTCCCTTGGGAAAGGGTTGAGCAGTACATTGCAGGCAATAAGCAAGAAGAAGAGCCGGTCACTAAAATAGACATAATAAACATGGGGAAGTCGTATAAAACGGAAGATCAACTCTGCCTTGAAAAGGTACGAGATGTTACTCTGGCTATAGCCTCCTATCACACCAAAGTCAAAACCTTGCTAGAACATCTCCAAAATCATCCTAACAGCCGTAAGGTAGTGCTGAAAGAAATCTTCGATCAGCTAAACCTCGTCGAGGAGATCACGGACTTACTAAATCGATCCCTTATGTGAGGAGAAAACCCATGGGGATAGGTCGCTTGTACCAGTTGATGAATACAGCAGCACTGGAAGAATGGCTTGAAACAGACCCGCCATTAACAGAGGTTGTTGCATACAAAGAAGAGTTAACAAGCTGGTTCAAAGATTGCAATAATGGCAACGAGAGGTACCAAAACGGGCAAATAGGAGCTATCGATCGTTATATCGTAGCTGAAGTCGAGCGGGTCAGCACTATCCCTGTCAGAAAAAGTATGGACGAACAAGCTCAATCAACAACAATACACGATAGCGAATGAAAACCATCCACACCCACCTTGTAGACCCCAAGAGCCTCAAGCCCTCCTATCGGGCCTGGACTTACAACGGGCTCGACTGCTGCATTACGGCAGAGGTGCTTGAGGTTCTCCTCCGGCAGCTCGATCCCATCACAGCCAAGACCTACGCCTTCTCCAAATCCCTCCAAGCCCCTTTGCTTGAGATGCGGCTTCGAGGGGTTCGGGTTGACCTGGATCGGCGGGATCGGGTGGTCGAAGAGTATCGGGAGATCTCAGATCAGCTCGAAACCCAGCTCGGGAATATCGTTACAAAAGGGTGCGGGCAGTATGGGTTTAACTGGCGATCGACCGCCAATCTACAGGAGCTGTTCTATAGTCGGCTTGGAATTCCGGTTGTACGGAAACAAGGGAGGCCGACGGTTAACCGTGAAGCGCTTGAGAAGATGGAGGCGTATACTATCGTTAAACCGATCGTCAAGCATCTCACGGCACTGCGGGATATCGGCGGGAAGATCAAGGTTCTAGAGACTGAGATTGACCAGGACGGTCGAATGCGGACGTCGTATAACATCGCAGGGACAAGTACAGGAAGGCTTTCGTCTTCCTTTTCC